CTAGACTAATGGCATACACTAACGCTGGAGTATTCAATGTGCTCTATCCTACTAGGAGAAAGATGCAAAAGATACTACAAGGTATCATAAATCAGCAGTCATTGATTGACACTGGTGCTCTATATGAATCTATACGTATCAATGCAAAAGTACCAGCATTAGGTGAGCTTGAGATTCAAATTATAGCAATGTACTATTTTGGATTCTTAAACAATGGTACAGTCAATATGCTACCTTTTGATCTATGTAAAAAGTTCACAAAAGAGCTTGATGCTCAAGGAATAACCACAGAAATCTATGCTCAATATACTGAGTGGATGACTAAGCGTTATCCTATCTTAGATGTTGCTAGAATACTAGGTGAGAAACGTTCTATTATCTACACCTTTGAGCCGATTGCTGGTAGCTTTGATGCACCATTGACCTTTACTAGCCAGTTATAAATTAAGTTCCTTCTTCATGGCTAACATATTGAAGGTCATAATTAGTGGTAAGTTGGTTACATCCTCAAATTTAGTCAAGTCTTCATTGCATAAGCTGTAGATTAGTCTTTCCCATCCCCATTTGAGCTCACTCTTTTTAAGCTTTAAGTCCTTAGACTCCTGAGAAGTCGTAGGCTTATCCTCTTCCTCATCACTATCACTCTCATCATGGAATAGGTTGCCGTAGGTGTCCATGAAGTTTTCTCTAAAAGATATGAACTCAGGTACAATTCCATAGATATCATTGATTTTATACTCATCAAACAGCTCATGTCTATCTCTTGGACTGAAGGCATACGGCTCATAGATAGTCACACCCCATTCATTGATAGTTTTTTGTCTATAAACAATGGATGCAATGTGACCAATATGCTTATTGTAGTCCTTTGAAAAGTAGAACTCAAGGTCAATGTACTCACCAATGGTCAACTTATCTAGTGGCTTGTAGTGATAGTCATCAAGCTGTCTTTTAAAGTTCTTAGAAGGCTCTGAATTAATGTACTTTATGTCAGCAAGCATCACAGTAACTTCTTCAATATCTAAGTCTTCAATGTCCTCAGAGTTTATATCTGCTAGTGCGGATAGTATCTCAATTTCTCTACTAAATACTTCTTCAATGCTGTATAAATCTCTTACTTCTTTGTATTGAAAGACATCAATCTCACTCCATGATTTCGGTAGGTGCATCTTTTGGTATTTGTTTAGATAACTTCTGACCAATTTCAACCAGGTATGGGACTGCTAGCTCAGCTTTCAACTCTCTAATTAACTTAGCTTTCAGCTTGATGTGTGCATCTGAGTAGTGCTCTACTTTGGTTAGGTCAGTTCGTTTGAATAACACAGCTAACAACTCAGAGATGTAGCCTTTGTGTTTTGAATGCATGATCTTCTCAATGTGCTTAGTATCTTTCACAGATAGCTTGAACTTGTCATCAAATGCAACATAAGTATAACCATCCATTTCTAGTGTGTTCACTAGCTCAGGCTTGCCAGTCACATCATTGAAAGATTTCACAATCTCTTTAAATTCTTCTATCTCCACATCATCCCATTTGATTGTAGGAACTCCTAAGAATTCAAAAACTTGCAAATGCTTATCAATAGCATCTAGCTCAGGGTCAGCATGGATAGTTGTGATTGTTTCAAATTGCTGTACACTCAACTCATTCAGTTGGTTAGGTACGTCAAAGCCTAAAATATTTACCATAGATTTTAATTTTTAACAAATATAATACTTTTTACAATATAGGCATGGATAGACCAGTCTATAAAATTACAATTGAGGATGAGTATGCCGATGGTGAAAACTTAGGTATAGAAATGATTGCTTTTACTTCTAAGCCAGCTATAAAGGTTAAAGGTATGGCATTCAATTCTCATGTAGCTATGACGTTCAAGGATGATGTTAAGATGAGAGTAGTTGCACCAGCAATGATTCCTATGAATATCTATCGCAAAGATGAAGATGGTGAAGAGTATGACGTTCAATTCTCAGCTGAGGTTATTGAGCAGATTCATTCTAAGTTCATGCAGAATCTACAGAACAAAGACATCTTTAATCTTGAGCATGACACTAGTAAGAAAGTCCCAGCTTACATATTAGAGGCTTGGATAATAGACAACCCAACTACTGACAAGGCATTCACTACTTATGGCATTGAAGCTCCTAAAGGCACATTAATGCTAACAAGTCAAGTGACAGATAGAACTTACTATGATGACCTTGTTGAGTCTGGTCAAATTGGCTATTCTATTGAAGGCTTCTTAGGTATGAAATTATCGGAACAAATTAAATTAAATACTATGAAATTACCTGACGGAGAGCATGTAATCGGAGACAAAATCTATGTCATAGCTGACGGTGAAGTTGTTGAGATTAAAGATTTACCTACAGAAATGGAGGCTGAGTTATCAGCAGATCCAGCTGTGGAAGAAGAAGTGGCTGATGCTGAGGCTCAAGCTACAGAAGAAGCTGAAACAGAAGAAGTAGCTATGGCTATTGACCCAGCTGTAGATGCTGAAGCTATTATTGCTATTGTGAGACCTTTATTAGAGGAGCACATGAATTCAGTTATTGCTATGATAGCTGGATTGAAAAATCAAATTGAAGAATCTATAGCGGTAGAGACTGAAGAAGAAGTAGCTAGTGTAGCATTAACTGCACACGAAAAATTTAAAGAATTTGTAAAATTTTCAAAATCAAAATAAAATGACACGTAACCTAAAATTCGATCTAGACATCGAAACAAATGCACTTTTGTGTGCAAACCCTGATGAGTTCTATTCAAAAGCATACTTATCAAGTCCTGATATTGCTAACAACTTCAGAACTTTACCAGGTATCAAGAGCAAAACTAAATTAGCAAATGTTACTTTTGGTAGCTTATTGCAAGCATCTACTTGTAACTTCAATGCTCCTACTGACTCATTAGATGCTATTGACATTGATGTATGTCCTTTATCAGCTATGGCTCAACTTTGTCAATTTGACTTAGAGCAGTCTTTCTTATCTCTTCAAATGTCTCAAGGCTCAAATGGTGACTTCACAGTTGCATCATTTATGTCTTACTACTGGAATGAAATGGCTAATGTTATTGGTCAAGACTTAGAGTTGTTAAGATGGCAAGGTGATATCGCATCAGAAGATGCATTGTTAGGCCTTTGTAATGGTTACTTAGTTCAATTATGTAATGATGGAGACATTGCAGCTGCATTATATTCAGGAGCTATTTCTACTGCAAATGTATTGACAGTATTAGAGTCTGTAGTTAACGCTGCACCAGCTTCAATTGTACGTAAAAAATCAGAATTAAGATTGTATGTATCAACAAATGTAGCTAATGCTTATGAGTTGAAAGCAGCACAAGGTAACACACAAACTTATGTGACTCTACCTTTAGGCTTGACATTCTTAGGAATCAATGTAGTAGTTTGTGAAGGTATGCCTGACAACACTATTGTATTGACTTTGAGAAATAACCTAGTATACGCATTTGATGCTGAAGGTGACTCAAAAGCATTGAAAGCAGTTAACTTGTCTGACTCAGTTGCTGAGCCTTACTTAAGAACTCGTGCAAACATGAAAGCTGGTTTCCACTATACAAACCCTTCTGAGATTGTTGTATACAATGTATGTTTTGACTAACATTAATAATGGAGGGCAGTAAGTGTCCTCCTATTTTTTCACTTTTAAAACATAAATAAAATGGCATGTGATGCACTTCAAACGATCCAAAAGTCTTGTGACAACAACACTGGGGGGATCTATAAATTCTACGTCAATCAACAAGATAATGTTGACATGACAACCTTGACAGTTGATGGTGGTGATGACTACTTAATTGACAACTTAGACTTAGTAGGTGGAGCTGATCCATTTATTGAGTTCGAGTTTAGACGCAACACTTCAAGCTACACAGAAGATTCAAATATTGACTTGATCAATGGTTCTTCATTTGTTACTCAGACTATCAACTTAATGTTTCACAGACGTGAGTCAATCAAGTCTAGTGCAATTAAGGTGTTAGGCTCAGGCCAACAATACTTAAGTGGCATTGTTCAAGATGCTAATGGCTTATATTGGTTTTTCCCATTCTTGCAGTTGACTGCAACTGGTGAAGGCTCAGGAACAGCTAGAGCTGATGGTTCTAAATATTCTATTACTTTGCTTGCAGAGAATGAGTTTTTAGCTTATCAAATTGAGGAGTCAGTAGTGACTGCTTTAATTACACCAGCTCCATAATCTATTCTTCTCCATAGATAAAGAGGCCTTGCAGAAATGTAAGGCTTTTTTTTTAATTAAAAAATTCGCTAAGTACAATATAGGTATGATATATCTTGAGAAAGACTCAACTAATAGCTTTGTGCTGACCTTAACTGAGGTCACAACACTATCAAATGCTTACTATTTATTTGAGTTCGAGGATGAGTTTAACACAACACCCAACCCAATATACTGGCAAGGTGCTGACACTTCATTGTGGCCCTCAAGGTTTAATCTATTCACCATCACTGATCCCTTAGATATTGACTTTATTAAAGGTCAGTACAGATACAAGGTTTATGAAAGCTCTACTCCTACATTAGATCCAATTGGATTGAACATGATAGAGGAGGGTAGACTAGTGGTGGCTGGAGCACAAACTAACTCAATATATGACTAATGGCTTGGTATAACAGATTCATAGGTGAGAAACCTAAAGGCATAGAAATAGCAGAGGGCTATCAATCATTCTCTACACCATTTGGTAGAGTAGGTGACGCTAACTTGTCACTGCCTTATGTTAATGGTAGATATCAGATAGCTGGCTACATTCCATTTGGTCAGGATAACATGTTCCCTGAGCTACTTAATCAGCTCTACTACACATCACCTTTACATGGTGCAATTGTGGACTTTAAGACCAACTCAGTAGTAGGTGGAGGATACGTTCTTAAGAGTGAAGGAATGACCAATGAAGACAAGCTCAAGCTCTATACATTTGAAAAGAAAATTAAACTTGGCAAAGTAGAGAGAGCAATAGCTCAGCAGTTGACTGTACATCACAGAGTTTACTTTAAATTGTGCTACAATGCAAAGAGAGAGCTGTACAAGATATATAATGTATCACCTGAGAAGGTCAGAATAGCTAGAGATAAAGTCACTTATTTTTTATGTGATGATTGGTCAGCTAGAATTGACGTAACACCTATAAAAAAATACCATCCTACCAATAGTGACCTTGAGCAGTTGTATGTTTATGAGATAATGACACTAGGACAAGAATGGTATCCTTTGCCACAGTACACCAGTGCTCTAAATTTTGCTTTCCTTAGTGGTGAGCTTAGCTATTTTGCAAAGAGTAATATTCAAAATAGTGTTTTTCCTTCATTTGCAATGATGTTTCCAAAACGTCCACAGTCAGAGGAGGAGAAGTCAATGATTAAACACACAATTGATAGGTTGAAAGGTGCGGCTAATGCTGGTAAGGCTGTAGCATTCTTTGCTAACTCAGCTGACCAACTACCTAAGATTGAATCTTTACCTACAAATGGCAATGATAAGCTCTTTCACGAGGCCTCAGCATTGAACACAGAACAGATTTGCTTTGCTCACACCATTGACCCTATCCTTATGGGTGTTCGCACTACTGGAGCACTAGGTGGTGGAGCTGACATCAAGCAAGCATACGTAATATTTGAGAAAAATGTAGTAATGCCATTGAGAACTCAAGTTGAGGAGATAGTTAATGAGCTTTTAGAGATTGCTAAGATACCAGGTGAATACACCATCAACAACTTTCAAATTATCAATGAGACAATTGTTGAGATTGAAGGTGACGCATCTAAAACAGCTGACGCAATCAACTCACTATCACCATTGGTGGCTACAAAAGTACTCAATGCAATGACTCCTAATGAAGTTAGGTCACTTGCATCCTTACCTCCTATTGAAGGGGGTGATGTTATACCAACTGAAACACCTGCACTATGATCTATTTTATAACAGAGACCTATCTTAAGGTTAATACACCTATCACAGCAAATGTAGATGTGACTGATGTTACTCCATACATAGCTACTCAGGCACAATTGAGAGTGATGCCTATATTAGGTACCACTTTTTATAATGGTTTGCTCTCAGCTTACAATACTCAGACACTTAGTCCAGATGAGGAGACACTTGTGACCTTTATTCAGCCAGTAATAGCTTGGAGAAGTGCAGAGGATGCTATCTTTGGCTTGACTTATCAACTTAAGAACAAAGGACTGCAGACTCAATTTGGTGACTATTCAGCATCAGTGAGTAGAAATGAGGTAGCATTTGGAATGGAGCACTACGCACAAAAGGCTTCATTTTATGAGCAAAGATTGATTAGATATTTGATAGCTAATAAAGACCTTTATCCTGGATTCACAGATGCCACTAACAGAGACACTGACCTTAGACCAATGATAGATGAGTGCTCTTGTCATTGTGTTGGTCAATGTCATAGTGGATGCCCTTGTGGAGGGATGAGAGAAAATGGTTATAACAATTCAATACTTATACTCTAATGGCATTCAACGAGATAGCATTTACAATTATTACAGTTCTACTATCGGCTATTGGGTACTTCATTAAAGGTGTACATGGCGAGATTAAGGCTATAGTAAGTGAGCAGAAAGAAATTATAGCTGATGTTAGTCATCTTAAAAGTAAGATTGACCTTGTAGACAATGAAGCAAGGTTTAGAAGTGACTCAATTGAGAAAATGACACAGCTAGAGATTAAGCATTTAGCTGAGCACATCAGTGAGTTGACACAATCAGTGAAAAAACTAATCGAAATACAGTTAATAAAATGACACTAAGAGACAGATGGTGTGCCAAGACTCCTAACTTTTGGCTTAGAGTTCGCAACTTATCAATCACTATTGGTACTATTGGAGCTGTCTTATTGACTTCACCATTCACACTACCTACTATTGTAGTAGAAATGGCTGGCTATTTAATTACAATCGGCACAGTAGGAGCTACACTTTCACAATTGACAGTTCAAAAATGATGGAAATTCTGTTAGCATCTGTATGTGGTATGTTGTTAGGACTAATTGCAATTTATTATTATGAAATATAGTTGGTTAGAAGAGGAGAAAGCTCCTAAAATCTTAGTACAAGCTATCAAGTTGATAGGTACTAAAGAGATTGTAGGTAAACAACACAACCCTATCATTTTAGATTGGGCTAAAGAGCTTGGACTTAAGATGTACACAAATGATGAAATCCCCTGGTGTGGACTATTCATTGC